CTAAGCCAAGATTTGTGCGAGCCGTCGATGCGCTCAACAGATCACTCAGGTTGTTGCTCGGCTGAACTATGTCACCGCCTGCCGCAGTGGCGAAGACAGTGGCTGCGCCGCTGAGATTGATTGCCGCGCCAGATGCAGAACTCTCGCTCGGAGTCCGAGAGAGCGTTGTTCCAGACGCCGTGTAAACGCCTGCGCCGATTTCCCAGTTCGATCCGTCCTCGATGACGTAGCGAACTGTTTGCCCATTAGTGACGCCCGCAGCCGCGAAGGATTGGTATCCTGTCACCGCAGAGCCGAGAGTAATCGTACCTGTGCCTGTAGTGGCCGTCGCCATCTTGGCGCGGTTGACGAGCGTCACCATGTCACTTCACCTCAAGCGATCTGAAGAACGCCGTTTGCCGCCGAGAAATCGACCGTGAGGCTGTCGCCATCGTTCAACGTCAGGGACGAGCCGTAGTCATAGTAGCCGATCAGCGGGTCGGCCGGCGCTGTCACCGTGTCGTTGTAGATGTAGACGTAGCGGAACGGGCCAGTCGTGCCGCCGGTCGAGGTGAGCGTGATATCAGCCAGCACCAGCTTGTAGGTGCCGCCGGTCTGCGTCGACGAGGTCGTCGTGACGTTGCGGCTCGAGAGGTTCGTGTAGGTGATCTGGGTCACGTTCGCCAGGACCCCATTGTTGTCCGAAGTCGGGTTGCTCGACTCAGAACCGGGGGCGGTGTTCGAAAGGGCGATCACGATCTGGTCACTTTCGAGATCCATGTTGTGGACCGCGTTCTTCACGAAGTCGTTGACCTTGTTAAAGGTAGCCATCGAAGGAGTCTCCTGTAGAGGATGCGCGCGTGCGGCATCTTAGCATCATTCATGCAGGCGGACTAGGCCATTGCGGGGCGCGGGGGTCGGCTGTGTTGGCCGGTAAATCACGCAGCGTCTGACGGTAGGCGGCCCATGCAGCGCGGTCTACCGGCGCATCCATCGTCTGCGTCCAATCGCTAACGGAGAGGCGGCGGTTGCGTTCGCGGCGCAACTCAGGCCACGCCTCTTCGATTTCGGCTGCATCGATCTCGGACTGCGTAAACAGGACCACTTGATCGTTTTCCCAGCGACTGAAGCGATCATGCGCTCCTTCAATCCAATGCCCACCGTCGGGGACCATAGCCGGATCAAGATCGCCGGTAGTCGTAAATGTTCCTGACCACGATCCATCGACATTGTAGATGGTAAACTTCATCTCAAGCCTCCATCACGAGCGCTGCGACAACACCATCGACTGTGGCACTACCGCTGGTGTTGTTTACATGCTTGACGGTGAACCCAATCGTGCCAGAAGTGCTTGTTGATGTCGCTGTCGAAACAAAAGTAGCCGGGCTTGCGTTATAGGAACCGCCCTCGAAAATCCATGCGATTGCAGTCGTTGAGTAGTCAAGCGTCACATTGGTCCCTGTCGCTGTGACTTCTAGTCTTGGGCTTTCTCCGCTTGAATACCCCCTAATCTGCGTCACAACCATCATCTTGGAGCCACTTTTTACCCCACTGAACGAAACTGTGTAAGTCGATGTAGCATTTCTTGCTATGGTTCCCGTGATGGATGTCGAGTTCGCCACCGCAAGACCTGGCAAGCGATCCGCCGAGATCGTGCCAGCCGTGATATCTCCAGCGTTCAATGTTCCGCGAATAGTGGCGCTCTGGAACTCGGCAGTGCCTGTGTCGCGCGTGATCTTCCAGCCAGACGTTCCGGCAACATAGTTATCTGACTGGATCGTCCCGCTGATCTTGGCGCTCGTGATTGCAGCGTTCTGGATCTTCGCATTCGTGATAAGCGCGTCGCCGATCTGAGCGCTCGTCGTGATGATCCCGCTGGTCGCAAGGAGGCCGCCTGTTATGGTGTTGGCGACGATCTTGTTGCCCGTGATGGTAGCCGCAGCGATCTCTGCGGCGGTAACCGCGTTCGCCGCGATCTTCGGTGTCGTAATGGCATCGTTCGCGATCTTGGTCTCGGTAATCGAGCCAGCGGCGACATCAGCAATAACAAGCGTCCAAGCTGATCCTGTCCACTGATACAGCTTCCCGTCAGTGCGATTGTAGATCTTTTCACCGACGAACGCGCCTGACCCTGGAAGACTGGTGACATCGCGGATCGCATAGAGGCCCTGCGCGGTGAACAAGCTGTAGATGCCATTGGCGAAGTCTGCGTCATCCAAGTAGGTAGTTGTGGCGCTTACGCCGGCAGTGAAGGCAGACTTGTTGCCGCTGAAGTCGACGGATTTCAGCCAGTAGTAGCGGGTGACGCTCAGACCGAGATTGTTGCGGATGAAGTTCGATCCCGCCGAGATGCCGACCAACGTCGAGGTCGCAGAGTTGTCGACAGTGTTTTCGTAGACTTCGACGTGACTGAAATCAGAGTCAGCCGGATTCGTCCATTTGATCTCGATATAGCCGAACTGCCCATTCGCGGTGATAGCGGTCGGCAAGCCTGGGGCAGTCGTATCACCGCCGCCGGTAAAGGTGACGCTGGTCCAGCCGCCGCGTACCCCTGCAATGGTGACGGCCCGAACTCGAAAGATATACTGGATGCCATCGATGAGCGGCGAAATCTCGATGTCGCTCTCGTCTGTGGTCGTCGCCGCGTAGCTGCTATCTGCAACCGGTCTCCACTCGACATCATAGTAGTCGACGAACTTGTTCGACACATCGTCCCAATTCAGGATAACAGAGTTGATGAACGTGCCGTCCCCTTGTGTGCGCCCACCGCCAGATGCGGTCAGATTGGTCACTGTCAGCCCGGATGACGGATCAGGCAGGTTAGAGTTGTTGCCGGTGATCGCGCTCTCTTCAGCCGTCCACGAGAATGCCGCTGAACTGGTCTCCCGCAGCGTCATCGTGACGCGCAGGTCGCCAGCTTCCCCATTGGCGCCGAATGTCCACGACACGACTTCGAACTCTTTCACCGACCAGCCATAGCGATCGATCGTAAGCGCCACGATGTCGCCGACCTGCAATTCCAACGCGGCCATGCCGAAGTCGGCAGTGAAGGTCAGTTGCTCCCGGTTGCGGAAGAGCATCTGCTTCGCGAGCCGCTGCACAGTCGCCGACGAGGTTGTCAGCGGGAACTCGATGTCGACCGGGCTTTCGACTCCATCGTCCTCGGCGATGAATGCGGCTGAGCGAAGTTCAGGGTACTCGGCAGCGATCCAACGCTGCGCTGCATCGTTGAACGTCCCTCGCACGATGTTGAAGTTGTCCCTCATCGGGACGCGGGTCTGCGTGCTGATCTCCGACACAATATCGTCGAGGGTCAGCGTCTTGACGGGCGCCGTGTAGTAGCCGGGCTTCAGCTTCCAACTGCCGCCACCCCACCAGAGCGACCCGCCACATGCCGTGACCATCTGTTGGAGGGCATCTTGAATACTCTGATCTGCGGAGATCACGCCGTTGATCGTGTATCGCTTTTCCGTACCGCCGCCCGATAGGCTGACATTCTCGTCGCACACGTTGGCCGCCGCCGAGAAGCTGGTGTTGTCGATCGCGCTATCACCAAGTCCACGAGCGTCGACCAGATAGTCACGGATGCAGAGAGCAGCGTTGGCGGAAAATGCCGTCGTGCTGGTGCGCGGGTCGAAGACCTTTTTCCCCTGTACGACAGCCGAGAAGAGCGGGATGCCGTTTGTGAACACATCCTGATCGTACTCGAGCCTGACGTAGAGATAGGCGATCCCGCGTCCGCGAAAGTCGGATGTGATCTGAGCGCTTTCTGCCAGCAGGTCCGCGTCGGTTGTCTGGGCGGCCGTCCCGAGATGCTTCTTGATGCGGATCTTCGAGTTCCAACCACCAGAGGTCACGAACCCGCTACCATCCAGCGTGGCGACCTCGTCGTTGATGTAGATGTCGCCGATCGCGTTGACCTCGTGGCCGGCGAGCACGATGACCATGTGCAAGTACTGGTTCGTCGTGCCAGTCGCCTCGAGGTAGGTGATGGTGCCACCCTTGCGAACCGTGCCGTAGACATAGTTCTGCGGGTCTGTCGCACCCCGCGTATTTGTCAGCAAACCGCGCATCTGACCGAAGCTGGGCTTCGGCGCCAGCGCCCGCAGAAGGGCCACTGTCACGATCGTGTAGGCGACATAGCCAAGGACAGTCGCAACCATCCCCGTGATGCCGACCTTGGCGAGCAGCGCGACAAATACCTGGGGCATCAGACCCAACTCCCTGCGACATGGTCGATGTCTAGGTATACCACGCCCGCAGCCAGAAGGAACGCTGCCTTCTCACCGTTGGCTATGCCCAGAGCATAGTCGAACGAGCGGTTCCTGTTCGCTCTAGCTACCACGAGTGCGCCCCGAGGCGGCACCGCTTCCCAGCGCATGAGACGCGCATCCAGTGCCCTCTGTAGCGTCGGGTGCCCGTAGACCTGCGCGAGCGTCCTGCGGCTCAGTGGCCGCCCTGAGCGCCCCAAGTAGCGGCCCAGCCAATCGTCTGCGAAGCCGTGGCCGTGCATCCTATGCCAGGCTTCATTCGTGAACGTCAGACAGTCATGCGCGCCCCATGCGAAAGGCCGATCGGCGACCTCGCGCAGGTAATCTTGCAGGGCGTCAAGGTTGGGAGTCATTCGCTTTCTCGATCGTCCGTCCCCAAGGGATGTCTCGATCTTGCAGGTCTGCGACGTAGCTGAAGAACGTGTCGCCGGGATAGGCGGCCTGCTGGCTCTCATGCGTGTAGCGTCGAGGCTTCGTGCGCTCCAACTCCACTAGCTTCGAGTCGACGACAAGCGAGATCACGCCTGACTGCCCGTCCTCCGCGATCGTCATCACATTCATCTGGCCGCTGAAAACCTCGACGAAGTTCGAGGAGCCGGAAACATCGATCAGACCAAAGAGAACCCGGCAGCGACGCCGCTGGTAAGGCTCTGCAAGCGCCAGGCTGATGATCGTCGCATCGATGGCAGAGAGTTCGATCGTGATCGACTTGGCCGACATGTCGGCGACCTCCTCGAGGCCGCTGATGGTCAGAAGCGTTCCCGCGCCGAGATAGGTCTGCCCATCAATCGTCCTGTCGCCGTAGCCGGTCCAGAGCCGCAAGGGCGCCGTGTCAAAATCCATCTCGATCGCGTAGAAAGGCTGGATGGCATCGCCCGCAAGCGCCGACAAAATGCCTGCTGGGATCGTGCGTGCCATCAGATTGCCTCCATCGCGCCAAAGGTGATGCCGTAGGCCGACGCCTCGTTGACGCTCCACGATGTCTCGTTTGACGAGAGCCTGAACAAGCCCTGCGGGCTAGTGAGGTCTGCGGCGGCCGATGATCGCGTTTTTCTCAACGCGGGCCAGATCTCAAGGTTCGCACCAGATCCAGTCCCAGTGAAGTCGACCAGAACCTTGTGTAGCGTCGAGTCTGATCCTGTGCCGAGTTGGAACATATCCCCGGCAAGCAAGGTCGCGCCATTGGAAACAGTTGCGGTCACCGTGTTGGCTCCCGCGCTGCCAGAGATGGTCGCTGATGTTGCAGTCCCCCGAATGGCTGTCGAAAGAGGGTCGCCGAGCAGGAACGTGCCGAACTGTCCACGCAAGGACACAAGCCAAGCCACCCATTGCTCGGCGTCTGCACGCTTCATCGGCGGCAGCGTGACATCAGCCTGCCACATCTGGCCGGCGTAGGCGTGCGCCTGCGTCGAGAGCGTGAAAGGCGATCGACTGACAGCGACCGCGTTGACCGCCCGAAAATCGACTTGTCGGATGCCAGTGTGCGTCGGGAGAGAGCGCGGGTAAGAGATGCTCATGCGAATGCTCTCCCATAGTTGCCGCCGCGCCGCTTGGCATCAAGGACCGCTGCTTTCGCGTTGTCGGCGATCATCGGCATCATCTGCTTGATCTCGCTCCGCACAGTCTGTTGCACCCCTGTGCTCACGTTGATCGTCTGGTTGATGACGATGGTCTCGCCGCCGCCCATGCCGATCTTGTCGTTAGGCACGACCACACCGCTGCGCCCAGGAACGACAATCTCTGGCCCCTTCTCACCGACGATGTACGGCGTCCCGGCATTTACGGGGCCGCCGTTGGCGCGGAAGCCACCCATGCCGAAAGTTGCGAGTTTGAACGCGCTGGATATAGCCGCCACCATCTGCTGTACGACGAGCACGCGATAGAGTTCGATGATGATCATGCGAGCCATGTCGCGGAAAGCATCCTTCACGCTTTTGGTCCCGTCGACCATCGAGATGAACGCATTCTCCATGCTGGACTCGATCGAGGACTTCAGATCGTCGAACTTGTTCTTGATCGGCTCTAATGCCCGCGCCAGCGTGCCGGTCTGCTCGACCGCTTTGCCGAAGTTCAGATTGCCAATCTCTTTCGTCCCAGCGGCAATGCCGTCCATAAGAGGTTTCATGGTCTCGAGAGGCGCGCCCATGTCCTTAAATGCGCCAGAAGCTGTCTCGCCCGCGAATTCCATAGCTGATCGCAGACCGTCAATCTGAGACTTGGTCTCATAGACGTTCGCGCCAGCCATGATCGCAGCGTTTCCGATCTTGAAGTACAGTTCATCCATGCCTGGGATCTGATCGATGACCCGAGCGGTCTTGTGCAGGAAATCAGCGAAACCTGCTTGGATTTCGATCAACATCTTTTTCCATGCGATCGCAAAGCCAGTGGTCATGGAGATCCATGACCAATGCAGACCCTCGAAGCCGATCACCATCCTGAGCATGACTTCGCGCATCATGTCGCCAAGAAGTCTGAAGGCGTTGCCGAAGCCGCCGACGCCATCCTTCAGGCGCAGGAACATCTCGATCACCTTCGCCAAGGTTAAGATGATCGCGATCGGAAGAAAGCGCATGAGCGCCGCTCCGACGGCCTTCACCGCGACACCAAGACCGATAGTCGCAGTTGTAGCCATCCCCGTGATCGCTGCGTAAGCGGCTACAGCCGCCTTCACGATGAGGAACTTCCCGGCGAAAAGCCCCGCCGCGATGATCATCGTGTCGATGTTGCTGATTAGAAACTTGGAGACATTCCCGAATGAGATGCCTATCTCTCTGAATGCAGAAACAACCGCTTCCGCAGGCGCTTGCAGAGAACCCAACAGAACCGCGAACTGCGACATCTCCTGCCCAGATCTCTCAGCAGCAACTCCGAGAGCGGCGAAAATCGCGACAGCGGCGCCCAAGATCGCTCCGACTGGACCGAACACCCCGAGGATCTGCGAACCCTGTTGACCGAACGCTTGCATCGCGCTGGTGCCGTTCGTCACCTGGACGAAGAAGTCGCCAAGCTGATAGCCGGTCTGCTGTAGTGCGCCCTTTGCCCACTTGTTCGTGGAGACCGCAGTGCGGTTGTAGGCAGTAGCATGCTGGTTCAGAACGCGCGTCGTGCTGTTGATCTTGTTCCCGACGCTTTGAACTTGGTTCTGCACCCGAGCGAGATCGCGAAGCGCGTCGCCGGCAAACACTCCAACCGAGATGTTGATGTCATTTGCCATTTTTCTGACGCTCCGCGATCACGCTGAAGTATGCGACCCACTCATTGTACTCGTCCATCGAGATTTCCTCAATCTCCGCGATGGTCTTGCCAAGCCTGTCAGCCAACGCAACGAGATTGAGCCGGAATGGGTCGCTTCTCAGTTTTTTTCGTGTTCCTCGAAAGTCGGGCCGTTGAAGACAGCGCCGAAGATCATGGCAATGGTGCCGACCTCTGCGCCCATCAGCGTCGGCCTGTCTTCGATCGTGAAGACCTTCTCGCCATGCTCGTCTTCCACCTTGGCGATGATCGCGTCGACCATCGCGTCTAGGGTCGGATTGGTGGCGAAATCCTTGTACTTCCGTTGCAGCTTCGACATGTCCCTGATGTTGAACTTGTCGAAGTAGAGGCGAACCGGCTTATCCGGCTCGCCCCACTCTGGAACGTCAACATGCAGCTTCTCACGCTCGGCTAGCTTCGCGGCGATCTGCTTTGCCAGCAACGACATTAAGACACCGTCGTCTGCGTCAGAGCGCCAGTGCCTTGCACGCTGATCGACATCTCGACCAGGCCGTCATAAGACGCCGAGATCGTTCTGCCGGTGACGATGGCACTGCCCGTGTAGTAGGTGTCTCCAGACGTGTTGCCCTCTGGATAAAGGTTCAGGGTGACGGTCGCCCCGATAGTAAGAGCACCCTGTCCAGTCGTGTTGGTCTCATCCCAAAGCACGTCAAGCGAGCCGGTGAAGGTCGTCAGAGACGGAAGGTAGGTGCGGGCAGCATCGCCCATCGAGGTGTCCTCGAGGGTGTCAGCCGTTTCTTCGATCGAGTAGGAACGGATCTCGGCAACGGCGTTCGCGCCGACCCGAACGGTTCCCTCGCTTCCTGCGTGAGTAGCCATAGCGAATGCCTCCTATGTGGCCGTTTCCACGTCTCCGATAGTGGTAACATATCGGATAGCGTAAGTTAAGCGGGCGACAGCCACAGGCTGCTCTGCCTCGCCACTGTAGTCGATCTCGGTTCCCGTCAGGACGGCCTCTTTCGCCAGACCATCCAGCGTAAAGTTCGCGGCAATCGTCTCTTCCACTTGCACGCAGATCGCATCAAGATCATCGTCGAATGTTTCCGTCGCTCTCACATACACATCTATCGAGAGAGACAGGCGCCGATCAAGCGACTTGGCCGGCCCGAACGACAGAAGCCCTGACCCCTCCGATCGAGTGTACACCAGAACCGCCGGGATGTTTGCCGCCGTGAGCGGATAGACCCGCGACGCAAGAACGCGCCTGCGGACGAGCGAAACGCCGGTTTTCAGGATGTCGGTGACTTTGTCCCTGATCTGGCGACGGACATGCGACATCAGACCTTCTCCAGGTTTACGTCGGTGACGCCAGTGCCATCATGCACCCAACTCTTCACAACGTACTCGATGCCAGCAATCTTGAAAATGTCGCCCTCGGCCAGATCAGTTAGATCAGACGTGCGACAACTCACCCGAGGCTGCTCCTGATGCACAGGCACAAAGCCGCCAGTTTCCACCGGCACCGTCTCGTTGTCGAAGATACCGATGAAGGTCGTCTGTGACGTGAAGTTCGCTCTAATGCGCGTGACAGTGACGCCGAACTCATCCGCGTTGAAGATGTAGACGAGATCGGTGAGCAGCGGCAGCGGCATCTGAACCTACTTCGACCGTTTGGCCTTGGGGGCGGCCATGCGGTTCGTCTCGACGGGCTGCTCGACAGGACCGTCGTGCTTCTGGATGCGGCCCATTGCGATCAGGCCCGCCGCCTCTTTGTTATCGATTTCCACGATGTCGCCGGCGCTCAGAGTGCCGCCAGAGAACACGCAGGACTTCATCACCAAGTAGGGCATCTTCCCCTCCGGGTAAGATTGGGGGCGGTCTAAGCCGCCCCCATTCCATTTCAGTACCATCAGACGCCGTCGTTGTTGTAGGCGAAGCTGACAGCATGGCGAACAGCCACATCGACCGTCTGAAGCGCGACGATGCGAACGGTGCCCGTGTTCGACGAGGTGTACGGGTCGACGGTGATGTCCAGGCCGCCGTACATGCCGATGAGCAGGTCGCTGAAGTTGCCGAAGTAGAGGTCGCCAGAGGTGACCTGGTTCGACACGATCGAGCGATACCCGTTGATCGTTCCGCCCGGTTCGACGATGAACTGCGCCTGCGAGGCGACCTTCACCGCAGTCTTCAGAGCGCCGTACATGGACGCCGGAAGAATGTAGGCGAGGTTGCCGAGCAGAGCGTTGTCCTCGGCGACAGCGGTCTCGAGAGCAACGACCTCGGCGAAGGTCGGAACAGCAGCCGCAAACGAGGACGGCTTGTTTACGCCAGAGGTGTTCTTGATGCCCGTCGGCTGACCCGAAGAACCAGAACCTTCCAGCGCACCATCGTCGATCGCCAGCGCAATGCCGGTGCTCAGATCATTGCGGATCAGAGCCTCGATGTCGGGCGAGGACTGCATCATCATCAGACGGGTGATGTCAGTGAACGCGCCGAGGGTCTTCGGCGTCATCGTGACCTGCCCGAAGGTCGGCTCCGACTCAGACGAAGCGCCGCCTTCCGTCGAAATCCAGCCAGCCGTCGAGGCCGCCGTCTTCTTCGGGATTGCGACGTTGCCCTTAAGGCCCGTCAGCATGGTCGCACCAGCCTGCATCACCGACGACGCATTCCGCAGAACGTCGATGAAATCGCCGCCACGGAAGTCCTGAGCGATGAGGCCCGAGTCATCCGTGGTGTTGATGTCACGCTTGCCCCAGTTGCGAAGGATGTCCGCAGGGATCATCAGGCCGCGAGCCTCAAGGCCGAGCACACGCTGCGCCGCAGCAGACGCCTCGAACTCGAAACGCGCTTCGTCCTGCGCCCGACGGTCGGTCGGGTTTGCCATCGCGCGGATCGCATTCATCAGCGAGAAATGGCGCACCTCTTTGCTAGTCAGGCCAACTTCCTGCGAGTCGAGCGGCTTGTCGCCGATCGCGTCCAGGAGCATGCCACGGAACTCGGCCAGCGAGCGGCCTTCCGCGACAGCCTTGTCGGCGAGTTCGCGCTTCTGATGCTTGCCGGCGAGACGGTACATCTCGGCGGTGTCTTTGGCAGCGGTGCGGGCAGCTTCGGCCTTGACCGCTTCCAGATCGATGTCAGCCATATTGGCCTCCTTGATTTGGGGTTCAACTTTCAGGGTGGTCAGGTCGTCTGCCGCCGCGCGACCAACACCGACTGTCCTGTCGGCGGGGATCGAAACCACGGAAACTTCCATAGGCATCCAAGACACGGCGCGATAGGTCTTTTCGCCGGCCTTGGACAGTTTGTTGATCTGATAGCCGACCGAGATATTCCCCCGGATGCCATCAGTCACGTCATCGAACACCTCTTTGGCAAGCCCGTTTCTCCCGAAACGAACAGTCGCCCGCAGACGGCGGGCCGAGCCATCCAAGCTGACCGATTCCACAACGCCGATCTGCTTCGTCGGATCGTGATCCAGAAGCAGAGGCGCCCGACCGCTCTTCAGGAAAGACAGATCAATGCTGCTTTCCGCGTGGTCGAGAATTTCCATTCCGAAGCTGCGCTCTACCGGTTCCTCAGAAGAGACGGCAATCTTCACCCGACGAGTGTCCCCATCGACGACAGCCTCTTCCATCGCCATCGCGCGCGTCTCGATTTTCTCGCGCGAGTAGCGGGTGTCGGCCTCGATATCTGTCTCTTCGGTCATCGCAGCGTCCTTTGCGTCGGCGGCGATCATAGCAGATGCACCGGCATCTTGCATAGAGCGGTCGTCCGACCCGATCGCCGGCTCAAATTCGATCGGCTCGAACTCATTGCGCTCTAACCAAGCACGGGCCTCCGCGACGGTGAAGATGTCCTTGTCGAACCTAATCGCTTGGATCTCTGATCCCGCATCCTTGATGCCATAGATGAAGTCGACACCGTTACCGCCAGCGTCATTCTCGCGACGGAAATCATCGAAAAGATTAGGATCGCGGATGCGTGCGGCATGCTCATTCGGGTATGGCCGCATCTCAGCCCAACGAAGAGGACGGATCTTCGTCAGCGTCGAGAACCGATGTCCGACGAGCCGCTCGGTAGGCTCACCATCCCGAAAGATGCGGATCAAAGCAGCCGGATCATCCTCATTCGCCTCGATCGAGAACTCGCTGTCAGGTATGCCTAGCGTGCCTTCACGCATGATGTGCTCAATCTGCCCACGGGCCAGGCCGCCTGACGAATTCCACTGCACGAAGTCGCCGACCTTCAATCCGTCAGGATCAGCTCTCGTCGAAGAATTTTGAGCCATTCTTTCGCCCTCTTCATCGTCGTCATCACCCTCGAGATCATCGACGATGGCATCAGACCATTCTTTGCCAGCATCGCCGCCCCAGAGCGCCCAAGCGATCCGCCCGTTACTAGGGTAACCGTCCTCGCCTGGCCGGAAGCCCTGTGCTTCTTTGTCGACCTCATGGCGAGCGAAGAAGCTGTACATCCTCTTGACGGTATCCTCGGACAGGTTTCGACCGTTCACGATATCACGCGCACGGGCAATGCCGGCTTCGGTGCCGCCGCGACCGAACTCACGGCGCCAATCCAGACCGCGCTGGGCCTCCTCGATCATACCATCAGTCGGCTTGTACATCTTGCCCCTCCACTGTCGGCGGTATCGGCGCTTTCATTCCGAAGGGTTCATACGCCATCGTCAGCCCGAACTGAGCAGCGATCTCCTTGTCGCGCTGGATCTGGCTAAATGTCTCTTCAGCGTCGCGCCCATAGTTGGCCGCGATGTCGCTGTGGCTGATGATACCATTCTGCAACCCAACGACCGCAGCGTTGATTTCCTTCAGCGGATCGACCCACGAGAAACCGCGGCCGCGCCAAGAGATGCCAGCTGCAAATTTCTCGAACTTGCCAGGCCCGTAGATCGGGATGAGAGCCTGATCCATGACGTTTTCCATCCAAAGACGGAACATGGGGTCCATGACATGCTCGATCATAAACGTGTGCAGAGTCTTGTAGAAATCCCGCTCCTCGAGCGCGCCCTGACGAATCGACGAATAGCTGGTGCCCTCCAGATCGTTCGCCAGAGCCGTGTAGCTGATGCCAAGCCCGCCGGCGATCCCGCGGAGGATCGATTTCTCGAAGTCGGCAAATGCGCTCGTCGGGTGGGATGGGTCGAAAGCCTGGAACGACACGCCCGTCGGCAACTGGTGGAAGGTGCCAGGCTCGGCCTCATAGATCGGCGTGAAGGTATTCTCGAATCCGTCAGCCTGGAACCCGTCGCCTGTTTGCGACGTGAAGAAACCCATCTTGGACGCGGCAACCCGTGCGGCGACCAATTCGGCCTCGCGATACCCGGCCAGCATCTTCATCGACGGCATCGAAGCCGTCGACCACGGCACACCACGGGTCTGGTTCGCGCGCTCTGGCCGGTAGATGTGCATCATCTTGCTGGCCGGAACGCGGAGATGCTTGCCGGCGCCGACGAGTTGGAAGCTGGTGTAGTCGTAGTCGCCAGGGTGGTTCGTCAGGACATGATAGGCGACTGGGCGACGGGTCTTGGCATCGATCTCGACGCCCATCCTGACCTCGTTACCGTTCGCCAGCCTCTCGTTCATCTGCTCGTCGATCTGATCAGGCTCGATGATCTGGAACGCGATCCGATGACGGAAGGCATTCGACAGGACGATCTGCACGAAGACCTCGCCATCGCGAGCGATTCCTCTGATGATCGCATTTTGCAAGTCGATCATCGACATCTGACCGTCGACTGTCGGCCCCCCCAGCCGCGAGAATTCCGCCCAAGCCCCCTCGATGATGCCGTTCCCAGCAATGTCAAGCGAGCCGTCGGCGTTGCGCGCTTTCAGTTGCAGCTTAAAGCCATCCGCACCGATCACATTGGTCTCGAGCAGGCTCAGGTAGCGCCGGAAGTATTCGTTGTTGCGCTCCAGGTCGCGAGAGCGATTGCGGATGTCCCGCAGTACCCAACGGATCTCCGCATCGGCAGACTTGTTGCTGCCGAGAAAGTCAATGTAAAGGCGGCCCTTGTTGGCCGCCGCGTAGTCGCGCTTGGCCGCAGGCTTCTTGGTGCGGCGGAAGAAGTCCAAAAGTCCCATCAGAACCGCACCTTCACCGTTACCCCAGAGGGTTTGCCACGCCGCACCCGATCCGCGATCACCTCGCGCTGGAATTCGGCCTTGTAACGATCGCGGGCTTCCATCAACTCGGCAAACGTCATCTTCGTGAGAGACCGGCCGGCGATCGAGTAGTTGCTCACGTCGCTGTCAGCCTTACCCGATAGAATGCTCTCGATCTTCGCGATCATCACCTCGGCGTGCGTGCGAGGATCTGAGCCGTTGATGTCCAGATCGACAACAGCCGTAAACTCGCCGCGCTCCACCACGATGCGGTTGCCGCTCGAGTTCTGCACGATCTCAAGCTGCCAGTGGTAGAAGCCAGGATTGAATGCCGAACTCGTCGCGCTCGATACAGTGAACAGGTAGTAAGCCCCGCCACCGCCGCTTGTCCCGACAAGTTGGATCTCGCTAGAACCGCCGCCGGTGATCCTGGCCACATAGGTCGCCGTGTAGGATGCAGGCGGATAGTCCTGCGCGATCGCCGTCTTCTTCCAGATCAGATAGTCGCCAGGAACGATCTCCAGCGGCTCTCCCTCGGGCGCATTAGACGAGTCGAAGAGATTTGCCATTACCTGTACCCGTGGACGAAGCCCTGTCGCGTCGGTGGTCTGGCCCGAGGGACGGCCTGCTGCTCGGGCGATACTACCCTATTCTGAGCCACTTTGAAAAGGGCCTCTAGGTTGAGGTTCAGAATGCCCAAAGCCGCCAGCCCATAGACGCGGCAGTCAAGGGCTTCGTTGCGCGTCCGAACCTTCATCCACTCCTGTCGCGGCCTGCCCTTGTAATACCTAGTTACCTTCCGCTCGGCCGTGAGCATGCGGAAATACTCTTCGCCCCTGTCAGCCGGGAAGTGGCAATAACCCTCGCCTTCTTCCGTCATTTTCAGCCGCGAGTAGATCAACTCTTTCGCAGTGTCGACGCCGATCGGGAAGAGGTTGATCTTGCCGATATTGTTCTTGGTCGGCCGCCCGACGATCGGCTTACCTTCCCCGCCGATGCCCTTCACCGCGAACACCCGCTTACCAGCCCGCAGGCGGCAGTAGTTGTAGACCTGCTGCGTGTAGTGGCCGCCGCTGTCGACACATGCCGCCCTGACAACCATCTCGCCGCTGGTCGGGTGGTTGCGGCTCTTCTGCAACACCCCATCAAGACGCGCCCAGAGTTCCGTCGTCGAGGGGTCGCCATAGAGCGTGCCGTACTCGATCGACCAGCTTTCCTCTCCGCGCCCCCAGCCGATCACCTCGTATTCAAGGCGATCGTCCTGCACGTCGACCCCAGCCGTCAGAAGCAGCACCTCATCTGGCAGTTCGTCTCCCCAATCCTCGCGGCGGTTGATGAGGTCGTACTCATCCATGCGCTCGCCCTGCTCTTCCCACGTCTCGCCGAGGAAAGTGTTCACCCAGGTCTTCAGCCGCATCGGATCTCGCTTCGATGCCAAGAAGTCGCGCACGCTGTCCTCGAGTGGAGTCCAAGGCGAATAGAGGCCAGACAGGTGGAAGCCAGCAGTCTTGCCATCGCCGTCCGCCGTCGCCCGCCACTCGCCGTATCTGATCGCCCGGAACCTCTGGGCGTCATCCCACATCGAGCCGCAATGTTCGCACACATACCTGGCTGTCTGCGGTTTCTCATGCTCCCAGCGCACGGATGCCCATTGCAGCACCTGGTGCTCCCCGCAGTCCACGCATTTGACGAAGTACCGCCGCTGGTCGCTCTCGGCGAACGCCTGCTCGATCCGGCTTGCCCCCTTTTCGGTCGGCGTGCTCACCAGGATGATCTTGCGGTTCCAGAATGTCGCGGATCTACGTTTGGCGAGGCCGACTGGATCACCTTCGCTGCCAGCAGAGATCGGATAACGGTCGACCTCGTCACACAGGATGACGCGGCAAGGCCGTGAGGCCAGCGACGACGGACTGTTAGCCCCACATGCCGTCACATGTCCGCCAGGGAAGACCTTGTGCAAGGTCGTATTGCCGCTATCGCGGGATCTTGGATCACTGATTCGATCAGACAATACAGGCGTATCGCGGATGGCCGGCGCGAGCCTGTCCTTGGACCAGGTCTGGGCCATCTCTAGCGTAGGTTGAACCACCAGCATCGGTGCGGGATCTTGATGGATGTGGAATCCGACCACGTTGTTGATGAGTTCCGTCTTCCCGACCTGCGCTGCGGTCATCAGGACAACCGTCTCAATCGACGGGTCGCTAACTGCGTCCATCATCCCGCGCTGATACTCGGCCCTCGAGGTCGACCACCGACCTGCCTCGGCGCTGCTTTCGCTCGAGAGTTGCCTGTACTTATCAGCCCACTGGCTTACAGTCAGCTTCGGTGGCGGCTTGAGAGAGCGCGAGAAGCTTTCTCGCAGGCGCTCGTCAAGCTTCTTCGCCTGTTTCTCTCTGATATCGCTCTGCCAGTTCACTCAGGGCCTCGACAATGTTGCTTTCGATGATCGCCTGCACCTCTTTGGCCGTCGCGCAGGCGTGAACCTCCGGGGCGACCTTGCTCGGCAGGGCTAGAAGCTTCGTCCGCGCCCGTTCCAAGCCCTTTTCGAACTGCTTCGCCACGTCCTCGATGTAGACCAGTTCGCCTCGTGCAATCGCGTTCTCCATTTCCTTCGCATCTGCCTGCTCCTTCGCCAGACGCGCTCGCTCCTCGTTCAGATCGAGGTCGCCATTGTGCAACCTTCCGGCCGCCGCGTCACGCAGATGCTTGATATACTCTAGGCGGCACTGGTCGAAGTCCCAGAAGTTGCGAGGCTGCTTCGTGAAAACGCCCTGACGCAGCAGGTCGCCGAAGAATTTCTCGCTGATGCCGAGGTATTTCGCGACCTCGCCCTGAGATGCCAATGTAGCGCCCTCCTGTCGCTATGCTAGCTTTCTGCTTTAGCGCACTAACAAAACGCTAGCAATACGCTCGCTAGAATTCAATCGAGGTCGCGCGATACC